TGGATTTCCAGTTGTTACTGTGCTTACAGATAAAACGTTTGATGGCCCCGTTGCACCAGTCGCACCAGTCGCACCAGTTGCGCCAGTTGGACCAGGATGAGAATCTATATATTCAGAAATATCTGCAGCTAAATAAGAAATATCTCTTGGAATATCTGGGGAGTCTGTGTAATCTGGAAATCTCCAGTTTTTACCATTTGAAATAGTGGCCATTTTTAAATTATACCACCTTGTCGGTTTTACGCCAAAATCCAGGGCACATATATTTTACACCACTGGTTACTGGTAAAGACTCGTGATAGTACGGCTCTACCGAAGGGAATATTACTATGCTTCCAGCCTTTGGCTTTATTTTTACGCCTTGCTCTTTAAAATAAATTTCTCCGCCTTCGTAATCATCGTTTAGATAAAGTACAACAGAAATATTTGGATTGTCTCCATTGCTATAATCATCAACATGTGGGCCCATTGACTTACCAGTGGAGTACTTGCTTATTGATAATGGCATTAGGGAGCCGATGTCTATACTATGCATGTTGCCATAGTTTTCTGAAGAGCCTACAATTGCATTCTTTAAAATATTATTAATTCTTCTTATGTCTGGGTGCGTGTCTGTATCTACATTGTTGCTAAATCTTTTTTGATAACCAAATACATACTCTGTATCTCCGCTTGCCGCCCATTCTTTCCACGCAGGGATACTGGTGTTTTCATTTAAGCCTCCGTCAGAAAGCTCTATTAAATTAATTAAGTAGTCGGGATCAGTAATAACATTTTCATAGTAATGTATCTTACCGTATTGGATTAGATTTACGCTATCCATTTCTTCCATTTTTTTCGTCTGCATCTTTTCTTTCATTTTTACCAGATTTTAGATCAGCTATCTGTCTTTCTCTATCCATCTGTTTCCATAGCTCTTCGCCATATTTATCTTTGTTTGCATGCCATGCTTCCGAGCCTGGATAGCTATACATATAAAAACTTCTAATAAAATACTTTATTCCATTTGTTACAGTCTTTACTCCGTGATAGTATGGTGCTCTTGATGGAAAAATTGTTACATCGCCAAATTCTGGTTGGTACATATGTTTTACATACTCTGCATTTGGATCATTTGATTCATCTTGAAATATCTTAAAGGATACTTGTCCTCCATCATAATCATGATTTAAATACATGCAGCATGTTACAAAAAATTTAAAGCCTGGCTCTTCGGTTTTTTCTTGCTGAAAATCTGTGTGGTATCCCATTACTGATCCAGCTGGTTCAAAACTCTCATGAGGTATATACTTAAGTAGGGTTGCGGTAAAGTGGCTTATCGGAGAGCCTTCTGGTGGAGTCTCTCCAGTAAGCTCAAAATAGTGCTTGGTCGTATTATAAAAAACATCTTCTATGTAGTTATAGAAAAATTTAAGCTTTTCATCTGTGACTTCGTCAAAATTAATATCTTGTTTAAATTCATTATAGGGCAAAACTCCTGGAACATTGTGTGGTCTAGTATCTTTAACTGGAAAGTTTGTCTGCTTGCCATATATGTACCAGTCTACCCACATATTATCAATAGACTTAATGTGTTCAAAACATTCCATAAAATAATCATTATTGAAGACATTTTTGTAAACAATAATCTTTGGAGCTATTTTATAAAAATCTGTACCCTCAAGCATATTTGTTTCCTTTATTCCATTCTTCTTTTTGCTTTGCCTGTTCAATTCTAACTTGCTTTTCTTCTTCTTCCCATCTATCTAATGTTTCTTGATCGTAAACTGAATCTGCGTAATCCCAAAATGAAACCATGGTGTATCTTGTACCTTTGGTTATTTCTGAGACACCGTGAATATTTTCATATCCTCCAGGGAAAACATAATAAGAATAAACGTTTGGCTTAAAAGATAAATAGGTTTTCATTTCGTTATCTTTGTCACAAAAATACAATTCTCCGCCTTCGTAATCATCATTAAGATAAAGTATTCCTACATATTTATTTATTGCAAAAGCATTAGGCTCTCCTTTATTATCTGAATTATCTGAATGTGGGCTTGCAAACCCTCCAACATCCCATTTTTGTGCATGAGAGGTATTTGCTCTAACTTCTCTACCAAATACTAATTCTACTGTTTCTTGATATTTATTTTTTAACTTATCAAAAAATCCATCTGGTAATTCAAATTTTTTCATTGTCTCAGAATCTGTCATAATTCCTTTTCCAGAGGAACCATAAAACGCAATATCTCCCCAATCAACATTACAATTTTCAAAAAAATTAATCATTTTTGGAACAATTTCTGGGTCTATAAAATTAGGTATTTCTACAATTTTATTAGTATATACTCCAAGTACTCCAGCTTTACTTTCTGGAATTTCTTCATCTTGTAAAATAATAAATTTGCTACTATCTAAAACATCTATCATTCCGTTTTTCATTAATGACTCCTTTTTCTTTTTATGTGTTCCGTCACAATATGGGTAAGCTTTTGATCTTCCACAAGTACATTGCTTCATAAATGCAATCCATTATTTTTGCCAAACAATTTATGTAATTCTTCAGCATTAATTTGACCTACATTTCTATTTTCTTTAATTCTGTCTTTTTCCATTTTATCCCAAATTTCTTTACCATATTTATTTTCATTTTCTATCCATTCTGGTGATCCTTCGTAATCAAATTGCCAAAATGATCTAATCATATACCTATCTGTGCCGTCTGCTCTTCTAACTGCATGATAGTATGGTGGTGAGGAAGGAAATACTATTACGTCTCCTTTTTTAGGTTTGTGAGACAATATATCATCACCAACTTTAAAACAAATTTCCCCATTTTCATAGTCATCATTTAAATAAAATGTTGTAGTAATTCCAAATTTAATTCCTGGTGCATCTTTTTCTAATTGTACAAAATCTGTATGGTAGTTCATAGCATAATTATCTGTTATTCCCGCACCTTCAAAATATTTATTTATTGATGCTGGGTATTTTACCCAATTATTAAAAGATATGTCTGTATAAGAATTTAAAAAATTACTAGTTACGTCATAAAAGATTTCTCCTAATTCTTTTGTTAAATCCGCCCTTAAAACATCGTTGTCGGTTTCTACTTGCCAACGTCTAGAATTTATATATTCTTCTCTTGTTGGAAATGATGTAAATCTAATTGGCGCTTCTTGAAGAGGCAGCATCGTCCCAAACGTATACCACTCTTCCCAAACAACACATTTTTTTGCTTTTTCCAAAAATAAATCTACATCATTAAAAACATTTCTATATATATGTATTTTTGGATAAATCTTTATAATTTCTAATTCTTTATTCATGGTTTTTTATCTCCAGTGTGCTCTAATATTGTCCAAAAAAATGGAATTACATATCTAATTCCACTTGTAATTTCTTTAACTCCATGACTATATCCAACATCTCCTGGGAAAAAATAAGCTGCCCCTGGTTTTGGTTTAAACTCTACTCCTTGATTTAAAAAATATAGTTCTCCGCCTTCGTAGTCATCATTAAGGTAAAATAATCCAGCTAAATCGTACCAAGGAAAATCATTTGGCTCTCCATTTTGTAATTGTTTATCTGCATGCGGTTCCTGTTTATATCCAGGCATCCATCTTACTATAGCTGGACTAGTGGGTTTTGCATCGACATTAAAAAAATTATCAACTTCTACTTTAAGTCTTTTTACAAGGTTTTCAATAACAATAGAAATTTCTGGATCTATTGAATCTAAAATTGGTCTTGATGCAACTCTATTGTCCCAATAAGATGAATCATATATTACAATTCCATTATCATTGTAATGAGTTTCTGTCTTGTCCCATTCATTAATTGATTTTGCTGCATTTAGCAAAAATATTTTTTCTTCTTCTGTCATAAAATTTTCTCTTGATTGTATTTGATCTGCAGAAGTCCCAAAAAATCCTGGAGGGGTTATTGATACTCTATTTTCCCAATTATGTGCACCGTTTGCTAATTCTTTATCCATATATTCATTATACCATTCTATTCGTAAACTCTTTTAGACCAAACTTCATTTTTATATACTCCACCATCTTTAACTCTATATTTATTGCTATTTTCTTGATTTTTTTTATGCAAGTTATTTGGGTTTTCTATTATAATGTCTGAATCCCAGTCTTCTCTTTTAAATGGAATTATTTGTGCGTATGGTGTTCCTGCTGGAATTACGCCTTCAAACCCTTTAACAATAAAAAATGGCATAGTTCCTGGCAAATTAATTTTATCGTTATCTACAATTCCAGTTGTCATTAAAAATGGTAAATCAAATCTATTAAATGGTGTTGTGTATAAAGCGCTATATCCTTCTGGTAGTTCTATTGCCCAATCTGGATACCAGGCAAAATGTTCTTTGTAGTATCCTTGTGGGTGTACGAATTGTGGCATTGGTTGTCTTTCAGAACAAAAATCTTTAAATTTAGGTTCTTTAATTTCAACAGACATTTTATTATTTTTTAAATAAAATTTAATATCACATGGCGTTTTTAAAACATACCCTGTACCTAATATATCAAATATTGCTGGGCAAGCTTTCCACGTAGGAATTTTTCCCCCGTCTGGTCCTTGCCAATAATCTTTTGTAATTGGGTTAATTGCAAACCTATCTGCTTTTCTAAACCAATCTGGAATTTCTTTAATTGCAGGCATTGGCTTAGATACACTATTTTTATTTAACCACGGCCTGTTAGAAACAAATTTGATTTTATTAAGCATTGTTTTGTTCTTTTGTATTATCTATTACTTTAAGCTTTAAAGACTTAACTTCGTGCTCACCAATAGAATTACCAGTTTCGTCAATAGCATCTCTGTACCAATCTGTCCAATTTCCACTTTGATTTATTACTTGTGCTGCGTCTCCATATTTTTTTAATTTATCTCTATATTCATCAGTAGATATAAAATTATTTATTTCTATAGATTCATCTTTTAAAGAAGTAAGAGAAATTGGAATAATTGTAGCAATTGGTGTTCCAGCTTTTATAGTAATTTCTTTGTTTGGAATTTTAACTTTAATTGCTAATGGAAAATCTACATTAAAAAAAGATGTACTTATTAAAGATGACATTACCTCAAAATCTTCATAAAAATAATTTTGTGGAGTAATGCTTAGTACGCTTATATTTTTTTCTGATTTTAATATAAGTCCTGTATTAAAACTTACTGAGCCCTGCCCTCTTCCAGTATAGCAATATTGCTCTCCTGACAAAATTTTAACTCTGTCTGGGGTTGTGTCTATTTTCCCATCCCATATAAATGAAACGTCTACTGGACAGGACAGCGTCCAGCCTATAGTATTGGCCATAGTTACTGGGAAACACCTATATGCGTGTCCGTCAGGAGTTTCATCCATCCAGTCTCTTTTTACTGAAATTGGATCCAATATAAATGAATTTGGGTTTGTTTTATATGCTTTTAATATCGGCATTAGTCACCAGTGTCTTCATACATTGCTGGTGTATGAAACTTTGCGCTGTAATCTAGCATTGTAACCAAAGAATATTTAGTTCCAGACTTAACTACTTTAGCCTGATGGGGGTACATGTATGTTGAAGGGAATATATATAAGTCGCCAGCCCTTGGTTTAATATTTAAATCTTGTAGTCTAAAATATAATTCTCCGCCCTCGTAATCATCGTTAATATAACCTACCAAAGAGACTGTGCAGTTATATGAAAATCCATGATCATGGTGCTCCATGAAATGATGACCAGGAACATATTTAATAAAATTAAAAGCTTCCCAATATTGTAGTCTATGTATATTATGTTTTTTGCAATAGTCATCTACTGCTGGTGCTTGTCTGTCATAGCAATCTTGCCACAATTCTTGCATTTTTAATGATATAGGAGATTTGTCATTAGCTATATCTGATTTTTTAAATTTAAAATCAACGCATTCTCTGTATTCTGGCATTCTTTCTTGATATCCTACATAGGCTGGCTGCCATGTCCATCCTGGAGTATTGCCATCTAAATTTGACTCTAGTCTATTAATAATGTCTAGGTCTTTTGTTAAAACATCTCTATATACCCAAATTCCTGATCCTAAATCTTCTGCGCTTGACCAAGTTTGTTTATTCATTATTTGTTCTCCTTATGTCCTAATAGGTTAATATCCATCATAACTACAACTGAGTACTTGTCTCCAGAAATCATTGGTTCTGAAGAGTGCTCGTATATATAGTTTGATGGGAATATTACTACATCGCCACGTTTTGGCTTGTATACTAATTTGTCTAATCTTGGAAACGCTATTTCTCCGCCTTCGTAATCATCGTTTAAATAAATTACAGCAGATACTGTACAATTATAATGCGGTCCATGATCTGCATGAACCCTAAAATGTTGTCCTGGGCTTGTGTATTTTACAAAGTTAAATGCTTCATAGTATATTACATTAATTCCCCAATATTTACAATAATCATCTATACATTTTTTTAATACATCATATATTGATTGATGCATATCTAAAAGTTCTGAATTGTTTTCATTTCTTTGTCCAAGGTTTTCTGGCTTAAATTTAAAATCAACACAGTCTCTTGCAGATTTTACTGGTTTGTCGGAAGTTGTAACTTGTGCTTCTGACCATTTATAAATTTTACCATTAGTTAATTTATCTTCTAATATTTTAATTGATTTTTTACAAACATCATCTGTGATAGCTGACTGATAGATATTTAATCCAATTCCTGGATTTAAAACTTTAATATTTTCAAAAGATCTTTCTACTCTAAAGGAAGTTGATTCTGACCTATCTTTTGTAAACCAAGGATTGCTGTCTATATCATAAATATCTGACATTTTATTCTTTCTGCTAGAAATATATTATATATAATTATATATATATTGTCAAGAATACCAAAACCCCCTTTTGGGGGGTTTTGATTATTAATCTATTACTTATTGTGAGTTAATATATCTCCTGCAAAGTACCAGTTATGTGGGCTGCAACTAAATGTATAAACATCTTTTGCTAATTCTAAAGTTATTTTATCTACTTTAGATACTTCAACTTCTGAGATAATCTTACTCATATCTAGTGATTCAGATAAGTTGTCTACTGAGATATTTATTAATATATCTCCCTCTTGAACTGTACCTGCCTCGACTACACGATATTCGTTATTACGCTTTACAAATATTGGGTGAGTCTCTGTGAATTGAGCTTCGCTGTTTCCATTGAAGTAAACTCTGTCTTGCTTGTCTGAGACTATCACATTTGTAACCTCTGTGTGTGCTAGGTTGGTTATTATTAAGTCTTGAACGTTTATTTCAAGAGGAGTTGAGTTAGGTTGATTTATTAAACCTAGAGCATCAACTGTTAACAATTTATCTCCAACTTTAATTTTTCTTGCTGGCTTTGGGCCTTCGCTAGTTAATATTAAAGTATCTCCATCAACACATGCTGGGAAGTAAGGACCGAATCTTGGTGGGAAGAACGGTGGGAAGTAAGGACCGAATCTTGGTGGGAAGAACGGTGGGAAGAACGGTGGGAAGAACGGGAAGAACGGGAAGAACGGTGGGAAGTATGGTGGGAAGAACGGGAAGAACGGGAAGAACGGTGGGAAGTAAGGTGGGAAGAACGGGAAGAACGGGAAGAACGGTGGGAAGTAAGGGAAGAACGGTGGGAAGTAAGGTGCTGTTGTTGTAACTGAATTAGTAGTTTCTCCTTGTGATGTTCCATTATCATTAATTGCATAAATAGTATATGTTTGTGATGTATTTGCTGTTTCTGAAATAGTTTTTGGTGACGTAGAGTTTGGATATGAAGGTCCATCTGATGAAACAACTGTAAAGCTAGTAATTGCTTTACCTCCAGTTGCTCCTGCTGACCAGGATACTACGTCTTGATCAGCGCTTGGTGATGCTGCGCTTACAGAAACTGGCTTTGCTGGCACAGTAGTAATTAATACAGAGCTAGACTCTGTTGCAGCAGAAGATCCTGCTGCATTGCTTCCAACTACTGAAAATGTATATGATGTATTTGAAGATAGTCCTGTAAACTGAAAAGATGTATTAGATGTAGTTTCAGTTGTTGATGATGGAGTTGTTGTTATTGTATAACTTGTAGCTTCTGGTGAGCCAGCTGGTAGAGACCATGATAAATTTGCTGCTCCGTTATTAAATGTCCTAGATGTTCCTACATCTGTAGCGGTTAAGCTTTCTACAGGTTTTGGCTCTAAGAAATCGTTTGCTGCTTGGGATTTTCTACCAGATCTTTTACTCATTTATAATTCTCCTTATGACTTCAGGTCGCCGTATACTACCCAAGAGTTTTCTGCTCTCTTAAATAGTGTTGCGGATGACCATTGTGTCCGTAGTTTTAATCCAGGAGTAGCATTTACTGTTACGCCTGTATCTCCTGCAATTGTAATTAAGCCAGTATTTGTACCAAGTATATCTAGAGTTGTTCCAATTGGATAAGCAACTGCTGAGTTAGTTGGGATTGTTATTGTTACTGGGCTTGTAGAATCTACCTCTATTAATGAGTCTCTTTCAGATGCTGCAGACAATGTGTAGTTTGCAGTTTTTGAAATAATTGGAGTTCTTGAAGGAACGCCTTCTTTAGTTTGAGTTCCATCTGTAAATGCTACACCTGCTGCTGCAACTGTTACTGTTCCAGTAAATGTTGGTGAATCAAGTGGGGCTTTTAATGCAATGCTGTTTGTAAGTGTTGTGCTTAAGTTTGCATCATTTCCAAGAGCGGTTGCAATTTCTCCAAGAGTATCAAGTGTTGAACCTGCACTATTTACAAGTGCTGCAACTTCTGCACGAACAAACTCTGTAGTAGCAATTTGTGTGGTATTAGTTGCTGCTGCTGCAGTAGGCGCTGTTGGGACTCCAGTAAGTGCTGGTGAGGCCAATGGGGCCTTAAGGTCAAGAGCTGTCTGTGTTGCTGATGATACTGGCTTATTAGCATCTGACGTATTATCAACGTTTGCTAATCCAACATCTCCACTTGTAAGTCCAATAGGTGTATTAATTACTGGTGAAGTTAAAGTCTTGTTAGTTAAAGTTTGTGTTCCAGTTAAAGTGGCAACTGTTGAATCTATTGCAACTGTTGTTGCTGCTCCACCATTATAAGATGTACCAGTTAAACCAGTTCCAATTGTTAATGTGTCTAAATTAGTTCCAAGTGCTTTTCCTGAAATTGTTGAATTAGAAAGCTTATCATTAGCAATTGATCCAGAAAGCATTGCATTTGTTACTGTGGCAGTATCTCCCTGAGTTACGGCAGTTCCTGATATTTTAGTTTTATCAATTGCTGCACCAGAAGAAATATTTGCATTGCCAATTTCAGTTGTATTTTTTGCAAAATAAGTACTTGTTGCATTTGCTTGAGTTAAATATGTTGTGCCAGCATTTGCTTGGGTTAAATAGGTTGTACCTGCGTTTGCCTGTGTTAAATAAGTTGTACCTGCATCTGTTTGTGTTAAATAAGTACTTGCTGCATTTGCTGATGATAAATATGTACTAGCAGCAACAGATAGTGTTAAAAACATGTCTTGATCTACACGTAATTCATCTCCAGTTTTAATAATTCCGTCACCAGCTGTAATAGTTGCGGTTCCTGAAATTTGTGTAAAATCAATATTGTCTGTTCCAATTCTTACTGATTTATCGGCATTAGTTCCTTCATAAATTTGTGAAAATTGTTTTAAAAGATTTGTTGAACCAGTTATTACAAAAACTACGTCACCTTGTGCAACATCTGCTGGTGTTTTTTCTTCTGAATTATTGTAGTCTAGAGCTCTTGTTAAAACAGCGGCTGCGCTTGGTCCACCTACAGTTGTTACTGTATATATACCGTTGTGTAATTGATTAGCTTGATCTTTAACTAATACTCTTGAATTTAAATCTAATGCAACTCCGTCTATAGATATAGCACCATTTGCATTCATAGTTAAAGTTGCGCCAATACCAGTTCCACCTGCTTGATCTGCTGATCCTGCTGCATAAGTTGCATTTAAACTTGCTGTTGTTGCAACTTCTACTGCTTGGTGGTAATTTAATGATGATAATACTGATCTTAATGCTTCTGTTGTTGCAATATATCCTGTATCTATACCAATTGTTATTGTATTTGCACCATCGTCATAAACTTTAGTAATACCACTTCCAGTTGTAAAAGCTGAATTTACTGCATCCTGTGCAAGTTCTTCAATATCTGTTATAAGTGCTACTGTTCCTGTAGCATTTGGAAATGTAATTGTTCTATCTGCTGTAGGATTTGTTACTGTTAGAGTTGTTTCATATGCGTCTGCAGATGAGCCCTCAAGAATAATACTTGATTTTGGAATTAATAAATTGCCATCGACATCTAATTTTGCTGGTCCACCTGCATTGCCAACGTCTGACAACAAAACGTAATCTGATTGTACTGTATTTGTTAGTCCATTTACTTCATCATCGACATAAGATCTAAGTGCAACAACTGATGAATCAATATTAAGAGAAATTGTGTTTGTGCCATCGTTGTAAGATTTTGTAAGACCTGACCCCATTGAAAGGGCATCATTAATTGCATCTTGTGCAATTTCTGAAATTGATGGTGAGTCTGCTGCAATGTATGAAAGGCTGGTCCATGCTGTGCTTCCAGATCCGACCTTAATTTTTCTGGTGTCTGTTTCAACACCTAGTTCACCTGCGGCTAATGTAGGATTTGCTGAGGTCCATTCTGATGCTGTTCCTCGTCTTACTTGAATTCTTACTGTTGACATATTTATTACCCCTTATTTGCTAATTATAGCATTTATTTTTTATTAGACTATAACTCCAGAATCGAATGTTAACCCATATGTTGAAGTTGATGGGTTTCCACCGTCTGCGAATTTAGTTGCTGTTGTACTTACTCCGTTTGCCTGAACTGTATAGATTGGAAGACCATTGTAATCAATAGCCAGACCAACATCCATAAAGCCTATTTCTGTTGCCATATCTGGAATATCTGCCACAAATGCAATTGGACTCCAGGTTCCATTTAATTGGATCTGTAGTTTGTTTGTTGTTGTGTCAAATCTAAGGGGGGTTGAACCTAATACGACGTTAGAATCAAATGTGGCATCTCCTGCGACATTTATTCCATTCTTAACTTTAAAGTTTTTATCTAATGTTGCCATTTAAGTTCACATATCCCCTAATTGTTTTTTGTGGGGAGATTCAGGCTCTCCCCTAGCCTTTTATTTAATTATACTAACAGTGTACCAGTGATTAATACTTCGGTATTGTTATTTGCAGGTGTTACACGAATTCTTACATCTGTTCCGCTTACATCTGCTGAAACTGTTTGAAGTGCAACTCCACTTGTTGATGACATTCCATATTCTGTGATATAGACGTTATCTGAAGAGTCTAGAGTTACCATAATTTTTGCAACTTCTGTGTGATTTCCATTTTTTGACTTAACAAGGAATTCTCCGCTTCGGTATGAAGCCTTTGCCCATGCATAAGCTGTGGTTGCGGCTGCGGTAACAATATTACCTGTGGTTGCAGCAATTTGCTTAGCTACTGAGTTAACATTTACTGCTGTAAACGCTGTGGTTCCTGCAGTTACTCCAGAAAGAGCAGATGATGCTGTGGCTTCTGCTGCTGCTTGAGCGGCGTTAGCCTTTGATGTTGCATCTCCTGATGCTGTGGCTTCCGCTGCTGACTGTGCTGCGTCTGCTTCTGCTTTAGCAAAAGCTGTTGTAGCTATTTGAGTAGTATTTGTGTCTGCTGCTGCTGTTGGGGCAGTAGGTACTCCAGTTAATGCTGGTGATGCTAAAGGAGCTTTTGTTCCTAGAGCTGTCGTAATAGTTGTTGTGTAGTTAGCGTCATCATTAATTGCTGCTGCTAATTCATTAAGAGTATTAAGAAGGTCTGGTGCGCCGTCTACTAAATTGCTAACTGCTGTTGAAATTGCAGTATTACGATTTGATACCTCTGTTGAAATTACTCCGTCAACATAGCCTTTAGTTGATGCATCTGTTGAATCTGTTGGTGTTAAAAGGCCAGTAATCTTTTGATTGTTTAAAGCTACTGCTGCAGATGGTGCGCCGATAGAGTTTAATGTAAACTCTGAAGGGTCTACAGAAATTGCTCCTGTTGCATCATCATAATCAAGACCATTGCCTACAGAGTTTCCTACAGCATCTTGTGCTCTTTCGTCTGTAAAGTAAAGGTTTGTGCCTTCTGAAATATTTGTTGTTGAAGCATTTGCTGAATCAAATTTATTGTTTAATTGTGTTTGAATTGAAGAGGTTACGCCATCTACATAGTTAAGTTCTGTTGTAGAAAGTGTTGCACCATCAAGAATGTTAAGTTCTGTAGCGGTTGCTGTAAGGGCTACGCTTTCATTTATGTTTGGTAATGTTAAAGTCTTATTTGTTAATGTTTCGGTTTTGCTTGCAGTTGACTTATCGTCTAATTGTGTCTGAATTGAAGATGTTACGCCATTAAGGTATCCAATTTCAGTGTCAGATACATCTGCGACACGAGCCTGAATTGTGGATGTGTCAACAGATATTGCACCTGTTGTATCGTTGTATGAAAGTCCAGTTCCGACTGCATTACCGACGGCATCTTGTGCTTGCTCGTCTGTGTATGTTACTGCGCCAGTTAAACTAATTGTTCCAGTAGTGTCATTATAACTTACTGAAATATTTGTATGTGTTCCGTCTACAAGTTGTGCCGCTACGGTATCTTGAATAAATTCTAGTGAGTTTTCAGTAAGGATATTAGATCCATTTACTGTAGCTGTTGATCCCTCAACAACTAAACCATTCTTAATTCTAAAGTTTTTATCTACTGTTGCCATTTTTTTGTTTCCCCTTACGCCTTAAAATTTTAAGGCGGTTCTATAATATCTAGCGGTTATAGATCCACTTGTCGGTGTTACTTTCAAACTAATTATACCTGAATTTTCTTCTAATTGCACAGTATAAAGAGAAGTATTTGTGTTTGATGATATTTCATATCTATTCATATGTAAGTCTGTTCCATCATTAACTATATCTAGTTGATCAGAAACAAACAAGTTGTCTTTTTTGATTTGTAGTGTATATCTTATTGTTGAATATAGAGATTTAGCAAAACTGTCTACTGTTGTTTTGTTCTCTATTCCACTTATTGTTAAATCATTATTTCCTTCAAGACCTAACAAAAGTTCTGCTACTGAGGTGCTGTTTTCTATGTCAGTTAAAGTTGTTTGTATTGCTGCAATCTTGTATTGAATAGAATTTGAATCATTAGAGCCATTTGCTCCAATTTTTGTTTCTATTGCTTCAACAGCATCATTAAGATTTATATGCTGTTCAGAGTGCGACGGACTAGATAATGGATCCGTTGAATTAGGATTTACCAATGTATCTAATGAGTTTGGAAAGTTTGTTGCCATGTTTACCTCTTAATTATGACTTAAGATAATTATATCATCTGATATTTATAATTGCCTAAAATATTAAGCTTTTCCGCCATCTAACAGTGATAGTTCTAAGAAGCTAGGATCTTCAACAATATCTGAAGGTTGGCCTCCATCAAATCCTGTTATCTTAGGAATATTTTCTAAAACACTTGCGACATTATTTATCTCTTTAAATGTTATTGGGTTTTCAATATCAATTGTATGTATTGCTCCATCGTATGTATGAGTGTGTAAATAAAATGGTGCTGGGTCTGTATTACTTGCTATTGTTACCCATATTGCTCCGTTATGAATCTTTAAAGCCTTTTCTGTTGTATTAAAAAAGACATCGCCTTCCGACCCCGCAGGGTCGGATGCTAATGTTGCTAAATTTAATAAAGACTTTAGTTTCAATTTGTTATCCTATAACTACTACTTTGTATGCTCCAGATGATGGTGCGGTTGCAAATTTAATTGTTACCGCTGAATCGGATGTAAGTTCTACATCTGTTTCAACCTTAGCATATGGAGAGGCTACTTCTGAAACCTGAACTAATACATCAGTAGATCCTAAATTGTGAGTTACTGTATAAGAAGTTGCAGAGGTTGAAAGGGTTTCTACATACTTCCTAGTAATAGCATGATAGTCGGCACCGTTATTTGTAAGTGTCCACTTGTCATCTGTTTCATTCCAAATAATTGATGTATTTGTAGAAGTTCCACGCTCTACTTCAATTCCAGCGTTTGCTAATGGGGAACCTGTAACGTTGCTATTTAAAACAACTACGTTATCTTCAATTGTTACTTGTTCAGTATTTAAAGAAGTTAATGTTCCATTAACTGTTAAATTTCCACCAACTGTTAAGTCGCTGGTAATTGTTACGCTATCTGGAAGTCCAATTGTTACTGCTGAATTTTCAGATCCAGAGCCAGAAACTTCAATTTCATTAGCTGTTCCAGCAATTGTTGCAATATAGTTACCAGTTGTATCTGTTCCAAGTGTTACAGAGTTTGGTTCTATTGTTGTGGTGATTGTTACATCGCCAAGATTTGTCATTGTTGCAGTGCCAGTTACATCTCCTGAAAGTGTAATTACTGGATCTTTATTAAGAGATACTGCGCCTGCTGTTACTGTAAAATCTGTTGAGCTAAATGAGGCAACACCTTTATTTGTGTATGTTGCATCTTCTGCTGATACGGTAATTGTGTTGTTTGTTACGGCAACGTCAATTCCTTCTCCACCTGCAACGGTTAATGTATCGGTTAATAAATCAACTGTGTCTGTTCCAGTGTCTCCAGCAATTGAAAGATTGGTTGCTACGTTTACTGTTCCTGCCGCAGTCAAACGACCTTGAGCATCTACTGTAAATGTAGGAATTGCTGTTGTAGATCCGTATGATCCAGCTGTTACTGCTGTGTTGTCTAAATCAATTGTTGTAGTGCCTGTTGAATCGCTATATGTTGCTGTTAGTCCAGTGCCACCAGAAACGTATGCTCCAATAGCATCTTGAATTACTTCTAGGGATCCAGATGTAGAAATCCAGTTTGTTCCGTCATAAAAGTATACAATTTTATCTACTGTATTGAAATATATTTGACCGTCTACTGGGCTTGAGGGCGCAGTACTAAGGTTTTGAATTCGAGCATTTTGTAATTCATTTTTGTTAAGGTCTAAGCTAACTAAAAATTTTCTTGCCATTTTACTTCTCCTTTATGACAGGTATGCTGTCCCTGAAAATGGTTGAGCCATTGTCAGTTTAATCGTGTTTGCATTAACATATTCTAGTCCAGTTTCAACTGTTTCACCTGAACTATCTTTTGTTGTTACGTTTGGAAAAAATCCTAAATTATGTGTTATTGATACTGAATATACGTTGCTAACTGGTCCAGTTACTTGAGCTATTTCCCATGATTGAGAAAATGCAAAATCTGCACCTTCTACAGCCAATTGAATTATGTTTGCGTTAGTCCAAGATGTGTCTGTAAGTTTTGGTCCATAGAATTCATGTGTAGTATTATTAACATAAAAATCTCCTGTGACCCCAAGATTGTTTGATGGGGCAGAGTTTCCATTTAATATAGTTCTTCCAGCAGGACCTTGTGGTCCTGGTGATTTTATAATTACTTTATTTTTTACTTCTGTTACTATTACTTTTTCTGTTGACATTATATAGTTACCGATCTACTGAGAGTTAAAAACCCTTCAAGGAGTTTTATTTTATTCCCGTTAGAATCGACAACCATAATGTCATAAGAAGATTTTGGATAAAAGAGTTTATTTGTCTGGGTAGGTGTCATTTTAACGGTTAGTGTTCCAGTTGCGCCATTAATTGTTATACCACCAGAGGGTGATGTTAGTGTAAATGCTAGTTTGGATCCACCTTTAGTATCACGTACTTGCATCTTTGCAGTTGCATTTACTAAACTTATTGGTGTGACTTCATCCTCTAAGGTGTATTGAACCTCAAAGGTGAATGTAGCATTTTGATCTACTTCAAAATTCTTTTGTACTGCCATTTTCAAAATCTCCTAAAATAGGAAAACTCCTATGCTTATTTTAGCACAGGAGCCTTCTTAATTCAGTTTACTAAATTACTTAGCTGACTTGAAACCAAACTCTTGATTGCTTGGTGAAAGAGCCTTTAAAATTACTGGGGCTACTGCTGCAATTCCACCCATCAAAAGGTCCCTTGGATTTGTATTACCAGTCATGTACAAAGCTATTGCTGCTGAAAGGAATGCACGAGAATACGTTCCAACCGCTGCTAAGATTTGTTCTGTCATTGTTATTACTCCATCGTTATTTAGATCTTTTTTCATTAAGATCCTCCTATTTCTGAGCCTTGTGCCCAGGAATTTTGGGGGTTACCCAATACTAATATAATACCACTATGCAGAGATATCTACAAGTTCACAATTTCCGTCAGACGTACATGCAAGCGTGGCGTTTGTAGAAGTTCCATCTTCTGTTTCATAAAAAGATAAATCTTCCCAACGAATAGACTTTGGCATCTTAGACAACAAGTCTTCGTATTCTTTTTTTGTTATTTCTTGATATGGTGCTTGCTTGTATGAATGATCAGAAGAAGGCAAGAATGAGATTCCAGAAACTTCATCAAAGTTTTTGTATACCCAGGCGCCAACTTCCATCCATTCGTCTTCTTTTACTGACACAGTAATTGAAGGCTTATGTTCACACCATGCTCTTTGATAAACAAGCCATGTGTTTAAATGATCTATAGCGGTTAAATCGTTTCTAACAATTGCATCGTCTGGAGATTTTATTGGAAAAGAAAATACATATGTTTCTGTTGGTTTCATAACGTCATCTTCGACTGGTATGCCCACTTCTTTTAAGAAAACAGAGATTGGGTCTGTCTTTGATCCACGAACTGTTCTAATATAATATTTAGAGTGCCACGGATGCATTCCAGAAGAAACGCCGACTAGCTGCGAGACTGTACCTGATGGCTTAACGCAAGTAATTGCTGCTGACTCTTGAATTCCAATTTTTTTAGCCTCTTCAGCATTTACCTTTCTTGCTGATTCACGAAGAGATACAAGAGTTTGCTCTAGTTTGTCTAAACCTTCTTGTCCAGAAAAGAATTTATGTCCAAATTGTCCTGTTAAAGATACGCCAAGCAGTCTTTCTTCTTCTGTATTATCTTTCCAAATTTTACGCAAATATTTAAAGTCTGTTAATGTAGATTGCCACGTTCCTAAAATAGTGGCAAGTCTTACTTTATTCTTAACATCATCAACTGTATCCTTTTCACGTAATACGACTTCTGAAAGGTTACAAAACTGATAAGGACGCAAAATAATTTCTGAGCAAGGGTTTGTCCCATAGTGTATTTCAGGATCCCGCCTTCCATATCTAGCTGCTTGTGCTTGTGCAGCGGCAACATTATAAATTCCACGTTCTCCAGATTTTGAGTCATAAAGATTTTTCCATTCTGCTATAAATTGTGCCATTTCTGGTTTTCTAGAATAAGCAACTGAGTTATTTGACAATGCTCTTTGTGGACTATTCTCCCACCAATTACCTGACTTGGCTGCTGCCATTTCAATATCATTAATATTAGAAAGAGATATCATTGCAGATCTACGAACGCCACCAACTACAACAACTTCTCCAATTTTACACATAAGGTCATGACACTCAATTGGCTTTAAGTTTCTTCCAACTGCATTTTTAAATATCTTAATTGTAAAATCAAAAAGATTGACCAATGGCTGTGGTCCTGAAGATCTTCCGCCCATAGTTTTAAGTCTTGCGCCTGCGGGTCTAAGTTTAGTTACATCAACTGCTGGAATCTGTCCAGACCAAAGCAATGCTAATAGTTCACGATATGCTTTTGCCCAACCTTGTTTTGAATCTTCTACTGTAATTACTGTAGTTGATTTTTCCAAAGATTCTGGGACGGCAGGAAGTTTATTAATATATTTATACTCAACAGAAAACCCTACGCCAGTGCCACACATAAGAATGTACATTGTTTCATCAAATGAACGTGGTGAGTCAACTGGAACAAATGAACAATTGTATCCAGCAACATGATCTCTTTCTAATGCTGGACCAGAAGTCATTACTGCTCTCATTGATGGCATAACGTTTCTGTCTAAAACTGCTTGTTTTAATTCTGATATTAATTTTGCTGAAGGTTCGTATGAGTATTCTTTAAATAAATGATCTAGCATAAAAGAAAAATATCTATCTACAGTTTCTTGCCAATTTTCTCTGCGGTTTTCTTCTGGAACCCACTTTGCATATCTAGATAATGCAATAAAATTTTCATATGGGTTTTCAATTGTAAATGACATTTATATACGACCTTTTCTCCGCCAACGCAGTTTTAAAATTTGATTGAAGTCTAAGTGTACCAAACTTTATTTTATTGGTCTAGGTTTTAATTAAGTTTTTTTAAAATTTTATCAAATGAATTCTTAGTCAACTGTTTCCAATTATAATCTTTATGTATTTTAGTTGACTGAGCAAAATAATATCCTGAATATGCATTAAAGTTTATTGAAACGTCTCTCATAAGTTCAAGTAGGTGTTGATAGTTTGGCTCAAAAACTTTTCCTTCGTGTGGGAATGGCCAAGGTGAATCTATTAGTTCTGATTTTAATTTTAATGGACCTAAATATTTTTCGTAATGCGCCCAGCCGCTTGTACAAATTGTTGGCATGCCAGTTGCTAGTGCTTGCAGTGGAATAAATCCAAATCCTTCTCCATAGCTTGGATATACTAAAACATCATGAGACTGATACAGGTTTACAAGTTCTTCGTCATTTAAAACATCTGTAATTACAGACACATTGTTGTAATATTTATCTGGAACACCTAAAATATTTTTATCTAGATAATTGTTATATACTCTAGTTGTATTTATTTGATCTGCTTTAATGGTTAATGAATATCCTTCTTTATTTCCAAACAAGCTGCCGAATGCATCTAGTACCATTTGTCCAGCTTTTCTTGGTGCTGGTTCTCCTATATGCAAAAATTTAATTACACCCTCTTCTTTTCTTCTATTTGGTATCCACATAGGATCAATGCCGTGTGGGTATACATTAGAAACCTTAAAACCATTATCTTCAAATACATTTGCACACCAATCTGAAGTTACCCAAACTTCGTCGCATGCATCCATATAATATTTCCAATCTTTTGGAATTACAGTAGATTCCCATGGTGTATAACTAATTTGATATTGATTTTTATGTAATTTAAAATGTGATGGTTGTGAAAAATTTAATTGTAATTTAGATTTTGGATCTTGAAATGGAGTAAAGTGTCCTAAGTTATTTAAAGATTTTATTATATTTTTACTTGCATATCCGTATCCATTATTAGTTCTCAGGTTAACAATAGGCGTAGAAAATGAAATATTCATAAATTCTTTCTGGTCAACTGGGTTGACACGCTTAAGTAATCAATGCTACTATTATAGTTCGTTATCTCTAAAGGAGGAATGCCAATGGAGAGAATCAAACAAAGTTTGAGCGATGTAGTTCATAATTGGACTGTTATTATAATGATAACATTATTTTTATTTACAGTCCAGCCTGGTCCTACAATCAGTCAAGCTTTAACAACTGCGCCTGAGAAGGTACAAAAAACCGAAAAACAACTAAAGAGAGAAATAATAAATAAGTTCAGCAATGAAACTTATAAGCATTCTGAAATGCTTGCAGCCGAAGATTTAAAAGATTTATTATGGGCTGTAGGATTTGAAGGAATTGCTTTAAAAACAGCTTGGGCTGTTGCTAGGGTAGAGTCTAACGGGAGACCGCTTGCTCTAAACGACAACAAATCAACTGGCGATAAATCTTACGGGATTTTTCAAATTAATATGCTTGGGGAACTAGGCATAGATAGATTAGAAAAATTTAATTTAGTTTCAAATAAGGAATTATTTGACCCAGTAACAAACGCAGAGATAACGTATTATATGACCAAGGGCGGAAAAGATTGGTCATCATGGCCTAACTCAATAGGAAAGGCCAAGGAGTTGATTAATCAATTCCCTAAAGCTTAAGGAGCAATTTTGCGACGGATACAATATGTATCTCAATATATAGCTTTATCAGAAGATGGTCTTGTGCCTAGGCTTTAGTGCCCA